TAATGGAACATTTTTTCTTTTTGCTTTCTTTGGTTCATCACCTACGACTTTATCTTTACCGGCAACTTTTACAACCGTACCTGGTCTCATTTTGTGTTTCGCTTTATACTTTTTGAAATCTTCTGGTGTTTTGAATTCTAATTCATTAACATTACGATTTCCGTATCGTGTTGTTATTTCTGATAATATTTTTAAATCTTTCATTATGCTTTCTTCCCATTTGCTGTTAAATCTGTGTATTTTAAAACATCAGGAGTGGATTGGTCAATAAGTTTGTTTCTAAGTTTACCTACTTTTTGTCTCATAACTCTATCAACTTTTGACTCGTTTGGTATATTGCCAGTAGGATTAGTGGTTGGTTTACCAGCTCCTTTTGCTAAATTTGATTTTAAATCTTTTAATGCCATTATTCACCCCTTATAATATGATTAATAATATCTTCTGCTCTACAATAATCACCACAAGTTCTACCTTGTTGATTATTTACTGATTCGTTCATTGGATGTAGAAATGCTCCGTGTGTTGATGGATTGGAAACAAAATCAAAAGCGATTAACTCAAAATCATCTCCTACTTTTGATACTTGGTCTCCATTAGACTCTCTAACTACTTCAACACTACCTAACCCTCGTGAACTGATACCTAATTTGATACCATTTTTAAATAATTCTTTCAATATATTTCCACTTGGTGTTGTTAATATTTCTACCGTACCAACTAAGTTATCACCTTCAAAGTGCATTTCCTTGACATTGTGAGAAACATTTTGTAAATTAACAACTGAACTATCAGGGTGGTCTAATTCACCGAGTGCTCTATTTTGTTTTACAAAATTCTCATCATACTTTTTAGATTCACGAACTAATATCTCTCTTGGATATACTCGTCCGTTTTGGTTTTTTGCTTCTGCTCTTTGTAATACACCTTTAACAATTAACTTACCATTGTTTTCTTTCATCGCCTCATTTATTTGAGTTGGTGTAACATTAAAAGGTATATAATCTACGATAACTTGTTTCATTATTTTAAATTTCCTACTTTGTTTGCCATCTTGACTAATCTTTCTGAAATCTTGGTCAATGCTTTGTGTGTGTTTTTCCAATAGTCTTCTGACTTCATTTTTAATTCTGTTTTTAATTTTAAATTCATTTTCACGGTTTTGTCTAATTCGTTTAATGCGTCTCTAATTTCTCTCATTGACTTACCGATTTTTTGTTTTGGTGTTAAAGATTCGTCATTTCTCCAATCGTGATAACGACCTTCACCTAACATTTGTTTGGTTCTTAAACGTCCTACAAGTAAGTCTATTTCTTGTTTAGCTGTTAGGATATATTCATAATAATCATTGTATTCTCTATCTTTAAGTGTTTTATCACCAATATTAGCAATCTTTGTATAATCTTTTCGTAGTTTCTCTAAACCTTGTTGAACTTTTTGTAATGCACTAATTTCTTGATTAGTGACTTCTTTAACGAATTGTTTTTTACCTTTGTTAAAATTAACACCTTTTGGTTTTTTGTTAGATGCTTTTCTAATATTTGCCATATCATCTAATCCAAATAATTCATCAAGAGATTCTTGTTGTGCTCTTGATAGTTTTGGAAATTGTGTAAAGTCTGCAAATGGTTGTGATTCATTTACTGGTTTGTATCCTGCTGCACGAGATATTTTTTTTCTTTTCTTTTTGTCTTTTTTTCTACCACCACTAAATGCGTAAGGTGTAAAGTAATGACCTGGCCCACCTGGTGCGACACCTGCTGAGTAAGTTGTAGACGCTTCGTCTACTTCTCTTTTGTGTCTTTTGACGATTTCCATAACGTGTAGTTTGATAAAGTTAGTATCTCTTTCAAAATCCTCACCAATCATTTCAGCTACTCTACCTAATTGAAAAGAAATAATGTTTGTTAATTCTATTCCGTGTTCAACTGGGTCGTGGTCAACTTCTTCACCATTAACAACTTGTTTTTCCATTTCAAATAAATGGTCTAAATCTTTTGCAGAACTAATGATTAATTCCTTAGCTTCATCACTAAGGTCTTTTTCCATTAATTTTTGATAAAGAATAACTGCAGACCTGCAGATATCAAAATGTTCGGTTTGAAATCCTAAGATATCAATGTTTTCACCACCACCGAAATGTTCTGGTTTATCATTCTCTTGTTCATTTAACTCTTGTAAAACAAGAGCACGAATAGCTTCTTTTAATTTACTTACTTTGACGCGTCTGGACATTTTTGATTTCCTTAATTAGTTCATAATATCTCATCAATGCAACCACGTGTTTATCTTTTACGACTTTACCTTTTGTAGCTGAGTCAGTATAGTCAATTGCTTCAGATAATTTAATCTTAGTAATTTTATCGTTCACTTTAGGAAGTAATGACTTCAGAGCTTTTTTGATTTTAATTACTTCTGAATCGATAAACTCTTTTAATGAATTTGTGTTAGATACATTGTTGATATATTGTTTCAACAAGTTTTTTTGATTTTCATTTAGAGATTTATACTTAGAATTAAATTTATCTACTAATAATTGATAACTTAACAACCTTAAATCTTTGTCTTGTTCGGAATATTCACTTATGTTCTGTTTTTTTACTCTTGATTGTTTAGTTTGAGTAATATGTTCAGTAATAGTGATTGATGAATCTGTTTTTTGGACTGGCCCAAAGTCTTCTTTACCAACTTCTGATTGAAAAACACGATATACTGATGCAAGCACCTTAAAATTAGGAATTCTTGTGTTAAAGAATTCTTTTATATCATAATTCTCTTTAATTGTTTTAATTAAATTGTATTTTTCATTTGCCAAACGACGATTTGACAATTTTCTACGACTTTTGACTACTGCCTCTAATAAAGATGATGCGTGAGTCAAGTTTTTGTATTTTTTATTTAATAAGATTGAATATAATTCGTATTCTTTACCTAATTCAGTATTTTTATTGAAGAATTCCTTAAATAATTTAACTGATTTAGAGTTTTTGTCATCATTTATCACGTCGACAGTTATCTGGCGTGATAAAAGTTCATAAAGAATACCTGTATTCTTTATCTTATTATGTTTAACATAAGACATTTGAGCTCCAAAGTATTTTTCTGTATTTTATCAATAATAAATATAAAACTTTTGAGAAATCGGTATTAATCTTGACCGTTTTCCTCTTTATATTCATTATATTCTTTTTCTAATTCATCTACTTGGTTAGTTTCTTGTATTATGTTTTTTGACTTTTTTACACCCATTGTTTTTTTCAAGGCGTCGTAGTGTGCTAATGCTAATCCTCTACGATTCTTTGTTTGTTTTCCTAATGGGTCGCGACCTCTTGCTCCACTATCTTTGAATGGTTTATTCATTTCTTGTGGACGACCACCTTGTTGGTCTTCTGGTCTGTCGTCCTCTCCATCATCAAACGGGTCAAAGATAGAACCTGCTACGGTATCCGGTGGTGTTTGAGCATCGTCTTGTCCGATACCCACGGCTGCCATATCACTTGGTGTTCCAATTGACTCTCCTGTATCCATTGGGTCATTACCTTCCATTTCAATCTGTGAGTGTCTGAATTTTTGTTTTTGGTCATCAATGATTTGTGCTTCAATATCTACTTTTTCTTTATCAGAAAAGTTAAAAACATTATCATATACCCAATTGTAAGGTAGGATTTTATCTTGTATCATATCACGAGCTAATGAAACTTTCTGTCCGAACAATTCAATTTTTTCTTGTTCATACATTGTTGAAGGACTTGCTAAATGTAATTCAAAGTTTACCAAGTCTTCATCTGTATATCCTTGTGAATATAAATGAACAACTGCGATTTTTGTTAACTCTGATATAATAATTCTTTGTATTCTTTCAATAGTTCTGGCAAATCTTACATCTTCTGCTGCAAGTGTTGCTTTACCACCGACATTTTCATCAAACCCTAAGAATGCTTTTGGTATTCTTAGTGATGCCAATAATTTGTTTTTTAAATACTCAACATCTTCTGTTGAATCATAATCAATACCACCCAATTCATTGATTTCAGTTCCACTATCTCCACCACGAACTGGCATAAAGAAATCTTCTGTTAAGTTCTGTATATTGTATTTTAAATTATACTCACCTGTCGCTTCATCAATAATAGGTGTCTTCTTCATCTTATTGATGATTCTTTGCATATAGTTATCAACTTCGTTTGGTGGTATATTACCAATGTCAATCTTGAATACTCTCTTAGAAGGTGCTCTCATAATTCTGTGAATTAACATAGCGTCTTCCATAAGTGTTAATTGTTTCCAAATCTTTCTTGTAGACTCAATCATAGATTTTCCGTAAGGTAGAAAATTACTATCATTAGCCATTCTAAAGTGTGCGATTTGGAAGTTTTCAAATTCTATCTTTCCTTTACCACTTGGCTTTTGGCCAAAATAAGGATGTGCTCCTTCAATACTTTCCAAGTAGAACTTAGTGTAGTAAGGATTTTCAGGGTCTTCTCCCTCAGAACGAATAACTTCATAAGGTGAAAGTGGAACCACATTAGTAATACCATACTTTTCACTTATGTCTAAGTGTAAAAAGAAATCACCATACTTAACCATATTACGAACCCAAGGCCATAAATTGAACTCAATGTTCATAATATCATAAAATAAATTATTTAAAATATCTTTAATATTGTCATTATCGGTCTTGATATCTACTATTTGTCCATATTCACCTTTCATAGTGGACTCGTCTGAATAAATATCCAACGCAGAAGAAACAATCGGGTCTGAATCCATTGATTCATAATCTTTAAACAATGCTAATCTCGCCGCCATAATTTGATGTACGGTCGAATAACCTGTTCCAACTAAATCTAAGTTGTTATGTAGTTTTGTGTATCTATCAACTAAATGTGATTTTACTTGTTTTTGCACTTGGTCTGTATCAGCGATTTTTAATTTTTTACCACCGACATTTCTTACGATAACATTTGTAGAAAATAATCTTCTTAATCTTCCAAATAATGTTGTATCAGCCATTTTTTACCTCACTTTTTATAAGAGCCACGTTAAGTCCTCTTTTTCTTTTCCTGTTTCCCAATCCCAACTATCATTTTTATTGATGTCGTCATTGGTGTATAAACCCTCATTGTCCATCATACGACTGAGAGTTTTCTTTGTTAATTCAACACCTTGTGTTCGTAATCTTAATGCAGTATCACGAACCCAAAGTCCAATAGCAAAAGACATTACAAGGTCATCATTGTATCCTCGCATTGCTTCTGCTCTATTATTTATATAGACGAAAGTTAATAGTTCATTCTTCTTC